CATTGGGCACCTCATACAATATACCACAAATACCATAGAGTATTCAATACCTTAAGTTTCTTACAGAGTAAAGTTGGGATCAAGTATAGAATTCTATGTTTAGATAATGACTTCAAACCATTTAGAACTGAACACTTTATTAATTTCCCAACAAGTTCCGATGAGAATAATTTATCAATAATGAATTGGGTTGATGAAAATAAATGGACCTTAGGTGACACCAAACCCACCCAGGTTATGAGAACAGATAAACACCCTAATGAAGAGGGACATTATAATATAGGAATACGTTTATATGAAAGCAATATTTGTTAATTGGACGGCACCTTTTTTCCATAAAAAGGATGCTCAAGGATATAACCATCTTAAGATGTTTGATTTACCTGACAATGAATATGACATCGTTGATTACGAGTTATTAATTCAAGAAGTTGCGGTTAGAAGTGCGAAGAAATACATAGGTCAAACTAAATTATACACTGATAATGTTGGGTATGAATTTTACCGAAAAAAAGGAATGTTAGATTTGTGGGATGAAATTGATGTGGACACTTTGGAAAACTTTAATAAAGAATATCCTGAAGTTAATCCTGGTAGATTTTGGACAACAGGCAAATCAATAGTGATTGGTAAGGAACCGACACCATATCTATTTTTAGATTTAGATTTCATTGTTAGAGGTTATCTACCATCATGGACAAACAACTATGATTTAGTTCACACACAATGGGAAATACAACGAGGAGAATTCTTTGTATTCGAACATCAATTAGATAAGATTGGAGGTATATCTGATTTCTCACAAAATATGATGATGCCCAACACATCGTTCATATTAATGAATAGTGATAAACTTAGGGATGAATATCTCAAAAAACATTTGGATATTATAACTAGAAAATATGATGAGGTTCCTGAATGGTTATGGTTATTGGCGGACCAAGGGATTATGGGATATAGTGTGAGAAAATGTAAATCCAAGGTTGAAACTATTGAAAACAGATTATACATGTCATATCCTGAATTACCTGTATTAGGACCTAAGTTGCCAGGTAAAGGATTATTTTGGGTTAAAGACCCTAACAGAGTAGACCACATAGAAAATTTAGATTACTACCACGTATGGTTAGAGAAGTATTATTATAAAACAGACACCAATTTTAGAGATACCAAAGTCAAAGAACTACAAAAAGAACTCGAATCACTTAAAGAAACAATTTAATTTGACTTTTTAGAATATTTTTGTTATATTATCTTCTATGATATATTGGTTTACAGGTCAGCCTGGAGCAGGTAAGACCACATTAGCAAAACACTTAGTGGCATTTTTGATGAACACTAGTAAAGTCCTCCACATCGATGGTGATGATTTGAGAGACATATTCAAGAATAAAGACTATTCCGAAGGGGGTAGGAGAAAGAACATCGAGAGAGCACAAGACATTGCTCTTTTCATGAATGAAAAAGGTCATGATGTCGTAGTATCATTAGTTTCACCTTACAGAGACCAACGAGAAGAATTTAAAGACAAATCTGAAGCAGTTGAGATTTATGTTCACACTACCGAAGAAAGAGGTCGTGAGAATTTTCACGTTACCGATTACGAAAAACCTGAAGAGAATTACGTTGATGTTGATACAACAAACGTATCCGACGTAGAGTCATTTATTGATTTAATTAAAAGAATAGATTTATGAGTAAAAAGTATGCGTTGTATGTAGGCCGTTGGCAAAATTGGCACAAAGGTCACGAATGGTTAATTAACCAACAATTAGAAAAAGGTAAAAATGTTTGGGTGGCAATTAGAGATGTCCCACAAGATGAGAACAATCCTAAAACTGCGATTCAAATCTTACATGAATTATCCAATGAACCCTTTTTCAAAGATAATTTTGATAGAGTATTAATCTCAATCATTCCTGACATTGAAAGTATTAACTACGGTAGAGGTGTTGGTTATGATGTAATCTATCATGAGCCACCCGCAGATGTTGCGGTTATTAGTGGTACCGCAATTCGAACTGGTCACATGAAACCAGATGGAACAGTTACTTACGATGAAAATAAAGGATAATGATAGTAGAAAGAAAAAGACACATAGCTAAAACAATATCGTATCGTATTATATCTACCTTAATTGGATTTGGTATTATGTGGTGGATAAGTGGTGATGTTAAAGTAGGTGCGGCCTTTGGTGTAGCTGAATTAGTGTATAAACCCATCCAATACTATCTACACGAGAGAGTATGGTATAAGTGGATTAAATTTGGACTAAGAAAAGAAAAGAATATAAAATGAAAAATGTAGTTATTATTGGTGGCGGTACTGCTGGGTGGTTAACATCACTTTTTATACGGAAAAATTGGGTAGGTGTTAATATTACATTGATTTCTAGTTCTAATATTGGAATACTTGGTGCCGGTGAATCAAGTACAACTAATTTCCCTGATCTTTTAATAGGATTAGATATAGATGAAGTTGATTTTATAATAAAAACTAAAGCAACAATAAAAATCGGTAATGAATTTGTAAATTGGAGAGGGGACGGTAAAAATATGGTACACCCATTTGTCGGTGGACCAAAATCGTTACATGGATTCCATTTCGATGCCAAATTAGTTGCGGATTATTTACAAAACATAAGTTTAAATAGAGGTGTTAAACATATTGATTCAGAAGTAATTGGATTTAATCAATTAGATAATGGAGATGTAAATGAAATATTATTGACCAATGGAACTAAAGTACAATCTGATTTTGTATTTGATTGTAGTGGTTTTGCGAGATTAATTATAGGTAAATTGTATAACCAAGAATGGATTTCATATAACAAATACCTTAATATCGATTCGGCGATTGCTTTTTTCCTACCACAAAAAGATAATTTAAATCATGAGTCCGAAACCACAACCAAGTCTATAGGGATGAAGTGTGGTTGGATGTGGAATGCTCCACTACAACACAGATGGGGTTGTGGGTATGCCTTCAACTCAAACTACATTAATGATATTGAAGCAAAAAAAGAGGTTGAGGATTACGTTGGAGAGGAAATTACCATAGTGAAAAAATTTAACTTTAATCCTGGCACATATAAAAATTCTTGGGTTAATAATTGTGTAGCTATCGGACTCTCCTCGTCATTTTTAGAACCACTTGAGGCGACATCTATGTTAACGTCAATTATGTTATTGAGGAAATTAAAAAAATTTGATTTTAATCCAATTAATAAAAATGAGTTTAACGACTATTTTAATCACTTAAATGAACAAAATTTATTATTCATTAAGTATCAATATATGTGTGATAGAGATGATACTAAATTTTGGATAGACCAAAAAATGGTAGAAGTTCCCGATAACTTATTAAAGTTGGTGAATAGAAAGGGTGAATTGATAGTTAAATCAAACGATGAAATTAAATCGGCATTAAACATTGTGGACGATAGTCGTAGTTTAGTTTTTGGGTTTTATAGTTATAACACAATCTATAAGAAAAATTCGAAAAAATTTAGTAATTCATTAATATAAAGAGATATGGAAAAGTTATATTTTGATGAGACCACATATATTTGGAAAACAAAACTTAATAAGTTAAATGAAAAGTCATCATTTTTAAAAGAGGCTTATTTGGTCATAGAATCTCAGCCAGATGTAAAAACGGACGGGTTCGGTTATAAGAAAGAATGGAATAATAATTTAAATTTTATTGGTGAAATTGAGGTTGAAACAAATTTAGATTACGTGGTTCAAAAAGGTATAAATCTTTGTAAAGAACTCTATGGGGAAAAAAATATACCTTATAATAAAATAAACACCGACTCTTGGGTTAATGTTGTAAGATCACAAAACCCGGTACAACTACAATTTCGACATGAGGAATTGAAAGGTGTTGATAAATTCCATGTTCACACCGATATTAATAGAGATAGTAAAACTTTTATACCACATTACACTTATGTATATTACATCCAAATGCCCGATGTAATGAATGGAGAAGATGGTGTATTATACTTTAGAGGTAAAGACAATCAAGAGTTTTGGATTAGACCTGAAGAAGACGATTTTATTATAATGGAAGCCGATATGCCACATTCACCAAACAACGCTCCTGATTCGACAAATGATAGAATAGTTTTGGCGGGAAACGTTGGATTTGAATTTATTAAAAAAGAAAAATCGTTAATATAATGTTTGTAAAATATATTGAGAATTTTTTAACAAAAGAAGAATGTGATCAGATTATCCTTTTAGGGGAATCCGTGGGACTAAGTCAAATGAAATCATCATTAATTGTGAACGGTAAACTTATTGAAGAGAATGTAAGTTATGATGGTAACAAAAGAATGGGTTGTTATTTTTACGATGAATTATTAGAAAATGACGTATTAAAAAATTTGACAAATAAGATTGTCGAATTGTCGAATAACTTAAACCCATTCAATGGTATAAATTATATTAAAGTACCGAAATATTCATTTAACAGATATGGTGAAGGTGATTTTTTAGATTGGCATCCTGATAATCATGAAATATTAAACGGAGCAACAATTACATTTATCATTCAACTTAATGATGATTATGAAGGTGGAGATGTTAAATATATCACAGATGGGACCAATCAAACCACACCTAAAAAAACAGGAAGTGTATTAATATTTGATTCAAATATAGTTCATTCAGTTGACAAGGTAATAAAAGGAATCAGATATTCATTGAATGTATGGCCAAGTAAAACAATTAAACAATCGATATTATAATGTTAGTAGATAATAAATTCATTTATTTAAGTTTACCTAGATGTGCATCAACTGCGTTTAATTATTCATGTATTCTTAATGACGTAAGCTTACAAACATTCAACGGAGAATGGGAAAAATCTAATTTAGATATTGATTTTAATTCAATTGATAAGTCTAAAATAATGGATTATATCTACCATGGACACGAATCGATAACAGACTTACAAAACAAATTTGGTAATGAGTATCCGGTTATTGCGGTTAAGAGACAAAGACATGAAAGATTTTTTTCTCTATACAAACACGTTTTGTTTGATTTACAACGTACAGGATTTCATAGAATATATGATGTTTTTAGTAACATGACATTAGACGAGCTATTTTTCTTTACCAAAGACGACCTATCAAGTAAGAAAAAACGTTGGGAGGTAATATGTGATTTATTGATAAATTTGAAAATATTGGATGAAAGAATCGATATTTCTGTTACATCAAAATTTAAAAAATCTGAAGAGGAGTTTTTTAAGAAAAGTACAAAGGCTTATGCGGTTAATATGATTGATATATTATTAACCCCACTATCGTATTGGACAAACAATAACCAAAATATCATTTGGTTTGATTTTAACGAAATGGATAAATTTGAGGGTTGGGTATCTAAAACATTGGAAAAACCCTTTAAACTCTATTCCGTAAATTCAAGTAAACATATGGAGTGTAAAATCGTATTAAATGATGAGTTTAAAGAAAAATATGACAGTATTTATGATTATTACGATTTTCCTAAATTAAAAAAAAGTTTAATATGATAGATTATAAGGAGATATTTGAAGCATGGAAAACATCATATAAACCAACAGAAAAACAGGAAGAACAGGCAAGAGAAAGATTGGATATATGTTTAGGGTGTGACCATAGAAAAGAAGTACTAAAAGGTGTTAAATGGTCAGCATATTGTAACGATTGTGGGTGCCCAATAAACAAAAAAGTATTTTCGAAAACTTTTAACGCGTGTACCCAAAAAAAATGGGAGGAAGTTGATTCAAAATACATGGACGTTGTCCCAACAAAATATAAGAATTCATTGATATAACATATACATATATATAACTAATACTTGACAAATATTATCGTTATCGGTATATTTATATAGTAAGATAAAAAAAATTATGAAAGCAACAATAATAGGTAGTGACTTACTTCAATCGAATGGTTCGGTTAAATTCTTAGAAATAAACACCAACACCACAATATATAATGAGGGGGCGGATTTATTGGATTATGATTCATTGTTCACGATGTTAAATGACAATGAAATTAATGAATTCCATTTCATTTGGACGGAGTTGGACTCATACAAACCATTAACTGAACAATTCAGATTTAAGAAAATTTTAGAAGAAAAATGTGAAGAAAATAACATTTCTTTCTCAGAATACATGGTACCTGTAAATTCGGTAACAGTACCATATATTGAGGACGCTAGTAACAAATTCATATTGAGACAATCATTTGACACTACCGCATTGGTGGACGAAACATATTGTGCGGATAAATTTGAATTTTTCTCTTTAATGAGTGGAACAACATACGTACCTAAAACATATTTTACTTCAGATTTATTAACATTAGACACGTTAGATGAAGTTGACTTTAATGTTACTGACGTTCCAAATTTATTAGTTAAGCCGAGAAATCCTGGTTACAATTCACTTACTTATCCAGCGTTATATCGAGCATCAAGTTCAGCTGAATTAGCAACATTGAAAAGTGAATTAACAACAAGTGATTTAGTTCAGGAATTCATTTTCTCAGAAGATAACCTTGTTAATGGTAGATATTCAGTTATTAGAAGTATTGACATTATATATGGTTCTAATTTGGATATTATTCATATGGGTGGTTACACACAATCCACAATAATTCCAATATCATTCACTCAAGATGAATTTGTAAGTGGGACCAACAAGTTAAATCAAAAAAGTAGATACAAATATATAACTAAGGAATTAGGTAATTCATCTCCTATTAACTACCATACTGATGATGATAGCGTTATTTTAAAATTAGACGGTACTTTAACTGATGTTGATACAATCGCGTTAGGTGATTATGTTCGTTCAATTGATTATACCGATTTTAACGATAATAAAGCATCCAAATTCGATGAAAAAATCTTCACATTTGGTTGGGACAGTAATTTAGTTAACGATAACGAAACATTAATTCAAACTGGAACTAGTTTACAACATATGGTATCTGCTGCGGTTGATACGATTTATATTCGTATAACATTGTCCGATGGTAGAACGTGGACAGACTCACCGTCCGCAACATATTATATCGAAGAATCGGGATCAACATCCACAAGATTCGAAAAGGTTAATAAAATGTACGTTGGTGATAAGTTAGTAATTACCGATGCTTCAACCAATCAACTTACTACAGTTGAAATAACTGGTTTGGAGATGGAACACGCACAAAAAACCATTTATAGCTTAGATTTTGAACCATCCGATTTATTTTTAGTGGATATTGGTGATGGGGATTTCAGTGTGATGCACAACTCATGTTGGTGTCCTTGGAACTATTGTGGTCACTGGTGTAATAGTAACTATTGTCCATCATGTAATGGAGGTGGTTTTGAAAGTAAACTTTAATAACAGAAATAATTTAAAACATATTTTAAAATGGCAGTAAAAGAAAGAGTAGAAAGACCGGCACAAACAATTAAACCAATTGTCGCTCCGTTATCAAACGCGGTTAAGGAAAAAATAGCAACAGCATTTCAAGCAGTTGTTAATGAGGTTAAAACCAAACACTTGGGGTAATTTATGAAACTATTCACATATGGTGATAGTTGGACCGAAGGTGCTGGTGTCGACGTTGTTAAAGAAAATTTAATCGAAACAAGAGAAGAAAGAAAAAAATTTAGAAACGATAGGTCTTGGCCGACAAAACTTTCTAAATTAATGAATCTCGAAGTTCAAAACCAAGCAATTTCAGGATCAAATAATAATTTCACGTTTAACGAGGTTATTGAAAATATAAAATCTAATATAATAAATCCTGGAGATTTAATAATAATAATGTGGACATCATCCTTGAGGGATGATGTTCCTTTTTTCCCCAAAAACGAATGGCACACATGGGGGTCCAATTTCATTAAAGAAAATTATAAACAAAAATGGTTTGTCTCTAAAGATTTAACCAAAAATTCAACATATAATGATTTCTTAATTAATTATAAGGAATTTTTTATTGGTGAATTATTTACTCAAGATTATTATAATATAGTAAATCAAAATTACATTTTATTTATTCAAAAATTATGTGAACACTATCAAATAAATTATATCTTTTGTGATGCGTTTGATAAAATGATTGATGAGATTAAATCAGAAAATGATAAGACTAATTTAATAAATAAAAATCCTTATTGGGGATTCGGTGAGAAAACATTTAAAGATTTTTTAATTTCTAAAGATAATAAAATGGTATGGGAGTTACCCCAATTAGATATTTCTAAAACTCCAGGTATGCATCCATCCGAAATTGGGTATGAATTTATTGCTGAAGAAATTTATAGATTTATAAATTCTAATAAAAATAATATTATTAGGTACGATAATAACAAAAAAATCAAAATTTTGTGATTCAATATAGTGTAAATGGTAATTTTTTTAACAAAGACGAGATTAATGATATTTTAACCTTTTGTAAAAAAAATGGAGAATCTTTTTCTTACAACCCAAATGAAACTTGGGACTGTAAACGAATTTACGATGAAGAATTCAAACAAAAAATATTATCTAAATTTATTGAAAACATTAAGTCTAATGATTTTGAGTTATGGTTTGATTTCGAAACCTTCGATTTAAAAAATTTCAATATAAGTTTAACGTCCTATTATGATGGTAGATACCTTAATCTACATAAAGATAAGACAAGTGAATTGACAACCGTAATTGTACTATCTGATGATTTTGAAGGAGGTCAATTTGTATTAACTGAAGATGAGAACCCACCATATAATTTTGAAACGTTAGATGGTTTGATAATATCCGATTTAAAGTTAGGGGATAGCATTTCATTTAACGGTTCTAAAACGTTTCATGGAGTTTTACCTGTGACCGAAGGTACAAGGTACGCATTGAACATATGGATGACCGAAACTGATTTCGATTACCCAAAACTAAAAAACAATAAAACATTGTTATGAGAATTGCTATCGTTTGTAATGGTCGAAGTGGGTCAACATCATTAACATATTTCATTAATTGTTGTTTGTTGTTTGAGAACAAAAAACATTCTTTATTTTTTGAACCTTTTAATTATAGAAATTTAGATAAGGAGAAAAAAATTAAAAGAATTGATGAGATAGTAAATAAACAAAACGTACTAGTTAAGACTTTCATTGATAGAGACAATTTTCCGCACGAGTCATTTAAAAATATTGAGGAGTATTGGGATTGGTTTTATACCTTTTTTGATAAAGTAATCGTATTAGAAAGAGAAAACAAAAGACTCCAATCCGAGAGTTTACTGTATCATCTAAAAATATCTGAAAATCAAACAGTAACACCTCATTGGCATAAACAAAAATACTATGACTTATCTATTGTTGATGAAAACGAAATTATTGGGTTAACTAAACATTTAGAATCTGAATCTAATTTTTTAAAATCAATATCAGATATGGGTTATCCACATTATACCTATGAGAAGATATTTGTGGATAAATGCTCGGAGACTATAACCGACTTATTAAATTATTTAGGTTTATCTTTCAATCAAAATTGTGTAGATAAATGGATTAACTCACCATATAAAAAGGTGAGGTTAGATGAAAAAACAAATAAATTATTATAATGGTCAACCTTAAAGAATATATATGTTCAGTACCATTTAATGGTTTAGAAATACACGATAATAGTGCGTTCATGTGTTGTGCCAGTTGGTTAACAAAACCACTACCAAAAAATGGGGCAATTAAAGATTTATGGAAATCCGAAGAGGCAAAGGAAATTAGAAAATCTGTAACAGACGGTTCATATAGGTTTTGTGATAAGAAACTTTGCCCATACCTAAGTGAATTACAAAAGTTCAATAGAACTCAAGTAGGTCCGGTAAAACATATTAATCAAGTATCGGATGAAATTAAAAACTATATTGAAAACGGCGAGGATAGTTTTACAAGTGGACCGACGATACTTCAAATGTCATTCGATAGGACATGTAATTATAAGTGTCCGTCGTGTAGGGTAGATATGATTGTGGCTAGTAGTGATAAAATTAAAACAATTAACTTAACGATTGACGAGATTGAGGAGGCTTATTCCGATTCAATCGAAACGATTTATTGTTCGGGTACCGCGGATCCATTTGCGTCGGTATCATATAGAAACTTTCTTAGAAACTTCAACCCCAAAAAATACCCTAATTTAAAATCTATACACCTACACACCAATGCTAGTTTATGGAATAAAGAAATGTGGGATAGTATGCCCAACATACATAAATATGTTCGTAGTTGTGAGATTAGTATTGATGCGGGAACACAAAACACTTACGAAAACGTAACGAGATTAGGAGGTAATTGGGATAATTTATTAAACAATCTTAGATTTATCTCAACAATCAAATCAATTAGAAATGTAAAATGCTCATTTGTAGTTCAACAATCAAACTATAATGAGATGAGTACATTTTTTGATTTAATACGTTCAATTTTCGGTAAAAAAACTAAAGTCTTTTACGGTAGATTGACAAATTGGGGAACATTCTCCGATGAAATGTTTAAGTTTTTAGATGTTGCCGATGAAACCCATCCCGAACATTCATTTTTCTTAGAGGAATTTAACAAAGTGGCAATAAGTCCTTTTGTCTTTCATAATTTACATGATTTTATTGAAAAAAAGGAAACTAAGTTGATTTAATAGATAAAATTACTTATATTTTATCTAATGAAGATACTTGCTCACGCTCCGTTTATTGGTACAACAGGTTACGCAAACCACGCACGTTCATTCTTTTGTGCACTCAACAAGTACCATACAGTAAAAGTTAGAAACCTTACCATTGGAAACAGTTGGAAGGGTATGAATAATCGTCCACATGATGGTGAATCTTATTTCACAGAAGAGATTGGGGACATGTTGATATTACAGACATTACATAGGGCCGATGGTAATGGAAGGGTAGATGAACCTATGTACGATTACAAAGGTGATTTTGTACCCGACGTTCACATTGTTTTAATGGAAACGAATAACCATTACTTCTATGAAGATTATGATGGGTATAAAATCGCATACAACGTATGGGAATCAACAAGATACCCCGATGAATTCTTCAATAGATTATTCTATTTTGATGAAGTATGGGTGCCGACACAATGGCAATTTGATTGTTTAGTTGAACAAGGTTATCCGAAAGAAAAGATTTTCATCGTACCTGAGGGTGTTGATGTTGATACATTTAAACCAATTAAAAAATTCCCTAAAAGAGAAAAGGTACGTTTCGTACATTTCGGTAGATGGGATTATAGAAAAGGGACGACAGAAATATTACAAGCCTTTGCTGAAGAATTCAAAGATGTGGATGATGTGGAACTTTTGGCATCTGTTGAAAACCCATATCCATATGATGGATTAAAGACAACTGATGAAAGAGTTAAACATTATGGTATTGACACTAAGAATATTAAATTTCTAAATTTTCCCTCAAGAGAAGAATATGTAAATTATTTACAAACTGCACACGTATTTGTTTCGTGTGCTCGAAGTGAAGGTTGGAACTTACCTTTAATTGAAGCAATGGCTTGTGGAACACCGTCAATATATTCAAATTGGGGTGGACAATTACAATTTGCTGAAGGTAAAGGTGTGCCAGTGGCAATCAAAGGATTAAGACCTGCTAACATCGAACATAAAGAGTGGCCCGGTGAATATTGTGAACCAGATTGGGATGACTTAAAGCGTCAGATGAGACAGGCGTACGATTATAATACCGCAATGTGGGTGACAGCTGTTGGTGACGCAAAAGATATTCACAAAAAATTTAATTGGGACACGGTTGCGAAGGGTGCGTGTGAGATATTGGAAAGAAATAAAAAACCATTCGCTTTTGTAACAACAGGTAACTTAGGTTATATGCCTGTAATTGAGAAATTAGTCCAATCATTATTGGAATTCTCTGAACAAAAGATTTTGGTTTATGGTATCGATTGTGAGGTTCCATTTGATTATCCAAATGTTATTAAGAGAACAATAAGTGTTCCTAAAATTTCAGAACATGATAAGTGGTATTGGAAACAATGGTCATGTATTGAGGCACTAAAAGAAAACTTCGAAAACTTTGTATGGGTCGATGGTGATGTGGTTGTTAATTACAACATTGATAACATCAGACAATACTTTAATCAAATAGAAAATTATCCGATTGCCGACATTCACGTACAAGAGGAATTCTTCGGTATGTACGATAACGGTAATAAATCTCAATTGTTCAATCAAGAATTAGCAAATGAATGGGGTATAGGTAAACGTAACCCATACATGCACATTTGCTTATATGTTTATAATAAAAATTGTAGTGAATGGTTTGACGAATTACTTACTCACTACGTTTCATTAATGAAGACCAAACCTGAAGATTATAAGAGACTATATCTTTGGAATGATGAAGGTATCGATAATGCGATGAGATGGAAACATGGTCACATGAAACATTTACCATTATCAAACTTCGATACATCATCTTATGACGGAGACGCAGGATTCATTGATAAATCATTACATCAATTTTATAAGTTTTGGAATGAAGATGGTCCACAAAATTTTGATAGAATATTTGGTTATCAATTTATACCAAAAGACAAATCAAAAATCATTTACTTCCACGGTAATAAGAACGCCGAGATTTCGGATAAAATGATTGAATTCATCAAAATGCAAAGAGACAAATCATTTTATAAGTCACATTGTTTTTACACGGATGTTTATAAAGTTGAGAACTTCTCAAAGTATTTCCAATACGAAGGTTCAACTATGGATGTGGCGGCCAAGTTCGGTTGGTCAGTCGCAATTTTCCATGAGATTTTTAACTTATTAGATTACTATAAGAATAGAGAACGAAGTATTAATGAAGGGGATACTGTTGTTGACTTAGGTGGTAACATCGGAGTATTCAATAGATGGGCCTATAGTCAAGGAGCAAGTAGAGTAATATCATTCGAACCCGATAAGAGATACTTTAAATTACTTTCTTTAAACGCGGACCCACGTTCAGTATTATTCAACGCTGCGGCTAGTGATTCAATTGGTGAATTAAGTTTATTCGAAAGTACTCACTTGGGAGGATCTAATTTATTTGGTACACAAGAAGGTGCTAAAGAATATAAGGTTAGAACTTACACGTTAGATTATCTTTTTGAGACTGAATTAATTGATAAGATTGATTTCTTAAAAGTTGATATTGAAGGTGCTGAACATCACGCATTAGCGGGTATTAGTAATGAAAACTTAATGAAAGTGAAAACAATATCAATGGAGTATCATCACAGTCACTTTGATTATAATGAAGAATTAAGACAGAGTCTAATCGATAGGATGGTTGGTTTAGGATTTAACTCATATCTTTTATTCATGGGTACAAATAATGCTTTACAAATGTTATACTTTACACGATGAGTAAGTTATGGATTTTTGGTGATTCCTTCAGTGAGACATTTAAAAAAGAAAACGGAGGAATTTATTTAGAATGGAAAAAGAAATATGTTGAATTTAAAGGATACGAACCTAAAGTATTTGGGGATATAGTGGCCGAAAGACTCAACTTAGAATTAGTTAACACCAATTTAAAAGGATTAGCATCCGACAACGCCACCATTCTATCAAGAATAGTTGAACATTGTGATGAAATTCAAGATGGTGATGTGATAAGTGTTGGTTGGTCTACATTAACAAGATTTAGACTTGTTAAATTTAAAAAGAATGTTTGGGACATTATCAATCCATCACATCCAATTGCTGTTGATGGAAATATTTCAGAAAAAACAATTGAAGAAATAGGAATTAATAGAACCCATTATCTTTACCACAATGAGCTGTGCGATTGGGTTAAGTTGGTTGATAGATTATTTAAAAACAATAAAGTGATACAATGGACATGGACTGAACATAGATTATTGAAGTGTCATACTATTAAAGATGATACCAATGGTTTATTGAATGATGATCATTGGTCAGAAAGAGGACATCAACAATTCGCAGAATGGTTTATAGATTGTCATAACAATAATAATTGTGTAGATTTTTTTAAAAAAAAGTAACATAGATGAATACATTAGATAAAATAGCAAAATCGTTTGGGACGGATAAATGTTCTGATAACCACAACTATTGCAACAAATACGAGAAGTATCTCCCTTTCAAAAGATATGATGAATTGAATATATTGGAGATAGGGGTATTAGACGGTAAGTCATTATTAACATGGAAAGATTATTATTATCGATCAAACATTTTAGGTATCGACATTAATCCTGATTGTAAAAAATACGAAGAAGAAAGAATTTCAGTTGAGATTGGTTCACAAGCAGACGGAGCATTTCTATCAAGAATTTGGCAACAGTATGGTCCATTCGATATGGTATTAGATGATGGATCTCATATGAGTTCTCATATGATATATTCATTCGAACATCTTTGGGGTAGTGTGAAGTCGGGCGGTGTTTATGTTATTGAAGATGTTGGTTGTTCTTATTGGGGGGATTATGAAGGTGGTTATTTGAAACCATCCTCATGTATGGAATATTTTAAATCATTGTCTGATGATATTAACTTCAGAGGACTAATGAACTTTAATGTACCTAACGTACATGCTAGAAGAGAAGATTGGTTAATTGACCTATCAAAAGACACACAACCTGGATGTAAAACTGATATTGAATCTATAAACTTCCTTAATGGAATTATTATTATAAGTAAAAGATAATGGCACACGTATTTAACGAAGATATTTTTATAATTGATTGTTGGTTAGACACAAAAGAGAAAGAAGATACATTATTAAATTTAATTAATAGAGTTAAAGGTTTTAATGTACCAATCATTCTGTGTGGTCACTATCCTGTTAAACCCGAAATCCAAAAGATGGTTGACTATTTCATCTATGACGGGAACAATGACATTTTATTAGAGAAGGACTTCAGTAACTACGAGGTTCTTAGTGATAGATGGACAATAATGAATGACTATAAAGTATTCAATAAAGTAGATTTTCATCATGATTACGCAATTTGGTTAACCATGAAGAATGCATTCAATCTTGCGAATCAATTAGGTAAAAAATATATTCACTTCTTGGAGTACGATAACTTACCTGACGAAATACAATATCGTCAGGCATTTATGGAATATATTAGAGGTAACGATGCGGTGGTTTACGAATACATGGAGAATTCAACAAAAGAAGAAAGTCCATACAGTTCCACTTACATATTCTCAATCAGAACACATATTGCCTTGGAATTAATTAACAAGGTAAACAGTAAAGAAGAATATTTTAAGAATAGACCAAATGGTTGGCAGTTAGAAAAGGTATTCTTCCAAACACTAAAAAGTGTTACCAATAATATTTTTGTTAGTAAGTACATCCCTAACAATGAGGAACTTAATATATTCGCAGCATGGAACAGAAATGGTATAATCAGAAATGGTGCGAGATTTCAAACATATTTAGCACTTGATGAGGGAAACAGACTTCACATTCATTTCATTTCAGGGTTCTCGGAGAAACCTGCGGACAAAGACTATCTTGTTGAGGTGAACTATAAAGGTAAAAACTTCTTCTACACAATAAACAAAAATGCTTATCATTTAGAGGAGTTAGGACAATATGAAATTGGTCAGAAAGTTTCAGTTTATTACCAAGGTATTGAGGTGTTCACACAAGTCTTAACCGAAAACTCATCTGAGTTTAGAAGAAAGAATAAATTAGAACGAGCACACAAACAGTCAAATCGAAGATTTAATATTAATTTCATCGACGGCCCATTTATTGAAATCCTTGATGATGTAGATTTAACCTATAAGGTAGATTTTGTTAATAGTAAGAATAATAAAATCGAATATTCAACTGTAATGAAGTCCAACACATGGGCAAAATGTTCTATAAAATATTATGTTGATTGGGTAATCAAAGTTAATGGTATCGATAACGACTACGAAGGTCATTACGTTTTAAACCCAAAAGGTAATAGAATTTTAATTGGATTTGAAAGTAAATCTTTGGGTGATAATTTAGCCTTCATCCCATATGTTGAGGAATTTAGAAAAAAACACGATTGTGAAGTATTTTGTTCAACATTCCACAATGAATTATTTAAAAAGGAATATCCAAATATTCAATTTGTAACCCCTGGTGAAAGTGTGAACAATATTTTAGGATTATTTAGATTGGGTGTTTTCTATGATGAAAATAGAAAAATAGATTACACCAAACATCCGACTAACCCTATTAAAGAACCATTACTTAAAATTGCGTCCGATATTTTGGGATTAAGTTATAAGGAGATTAAACCTAAGTTACCTAAATTAGGTAAGAAGAAAAAGAAAATGGTAACCATCGCAATCCATTCTACAGCACAAGCTAAGTATTGGAATAACCCAACAGGTTGGCAAGACGTGGTTGATTATTTGAAAAGTAATGGGTACGAAGTTAGATTACTTTCAAGAGAAGAAGACGGGTACATGGGAAATAGTAATCCTAAAGGGGTTACACAACAACCACCAAGTAGTACCAAAGAACTAATTAAAACAATCCAAGAATCTGAATTCTTTATTGGAATCAGTAGTGGACTTAGTTGGTTGGCATGGGGAGCTGGTGTACCTGTTGTACTAATCTCAGGATTCACTGACGTTTATTTAGAACCATTCAAAGATATTCACAGAATAATTAATAAGGATGTTTGTAATAGTTGTTGGCATACACATGAGTTCGACCCAGGTGATTGGAATTGGTGTCCGATAAATAAGAATACTGATAGGCAATTTGAGTGTTCAAAAACCATCTCATCGTCTTCTGTGATAGATACTTTAAAAAATTTGATTCTTTAATAGCGTTTTATGTAAAAAAGGTATATGCGAAGTATTTATTAGATGTATAATACCAAAATTACATGAAAATATTTGACGCACTCGTAACAGGTTCACTCGGAGTATCAGGTTCAGCCCACGTTCGTGGTGACTTAACTGTTCTAGGAACGATAAATGCAACTATTAGTGGTACAACATCGAACGCAATTTCTGCGTCGTATTCACTTTCTTCTTCATATGCTGAAGATGCGGATACACTTGATGGGTATAACTCTTCAGACTTCGCAATTTTATCACAATCTAACACATTTACAACCGGACAAACCGTAAGCGGTTCTGTTTTGATTCACGGTGACCTTTATATAAACGGTACACAATATACTGCCGCAACTTCAGGAACAAGTGGAACATCAGGTTCTTCTGGTTCTAATGGTTCTTCAGGAACAAGTGGAACATCAGGTTCTTCTGGTTCTGACGGGTCATCGGGAACTTCAGGTTCAAGTGGTTCATCAGGAACTTCAGGTAGTGCTGGAACTTCAGGTTCAAGCGGTTCTTCAGGAACGGCTGGTTCATCTGGTAGTTCAGGTTCTTCTGGTTCTAATGGTTCTTCAGGAACTGCCGGTACTTCAGGAACATCAGGTTCTGCCGGTACTTCAGGTACTTCAGGTAGTTCAGGTTCATCAGGAAGTTCGGGAACATCAGGAAGTGATGGTTCTTCTGGTACTTCAGGAACGGCAGGTACTTCAGGTTCTTCAGGAAGTTCGGGATCAAGTGGAACAAGTGGTTCATCTGGTAGTTCAGGTTCTTCAGGGACTGCTGGTACCTCAGGTTCTAACGGATCTTCGGGAACTGCTGGTTCATCAGGTAGTTCAGGTTCATCAGGGACAAGTGGGTCTAGTGGAACGTCAGGTTCGTCTGGTTCCTCAGGTTCAAGTGGTACATCAGGAACTTCTGGCTCTTCAGGAACAAGTGGTTCATCAGGTAGCTCAGGTTCTTCAGGAACTGCTGGTACATCAGGAACTTCAGGAAGTAGTGGTAGTTCAGGTTCATCAGGAACGGTAACTTTAGTAGGTACAACAGATAATGGTATTATAACTCTAAATGGTACTTCACCAAATGCTACTGTTGAATCAAATTTAACTTTTGATGGATCAACACTTACGGTTACGGGTGATATATTAATAACCAATAACTTATTGGTTCAAGGTACAACAACAAGTTTACAAGTTAACAACTTATTAATTGAAGATAAATTAATAACATTAGCAAGTGGTTCAGCAACAGCGGCTGCGGCTAATGGTGCTGGTATTGAGGTTGTGGGACCAGGTACGGCGGCAACTATCACATATGCTAATACTGATGATAGTTGGAATTCAAACAAACAATTTAATGTTCCATCTTTAAAAATTAACGGAACACTATATTCAGCAGCAACTTCAGGTTCAAGCGGAACAAGTGGTTCATCAGGTAGTTCGGGAACATCAGGTTCTTCTGGTTCTTCAGGTTCTAGTGGAACTTCAGGTTCTTCAGGAACAAGTGGTTCATCTGGTAGTTCAGGTTCTAGTGGAACATCAGGTTCATCAGGTAGTTCAGGAACAAGTGGGTCTAGTGGTTCATCTGGTTCATCAGGAACAAGTGGTAGCTCGGGATCTAACGGTTCTTCAGGTACTTCAGGAAGCTCAGGTTCATCAGGAAGTTCGGGAACATCAGGTTCATCAGGTTCATCAGGAAGTTCGGGAACATCAGGTTCATCAGGTTCTTCAGGAAGTAGTGGTAGTTCAGGTTCATCAGGTACAACAACTATAACAAACGCATCCACTGACCGTATCATGACAAGTGAAGGTGGAGTTACTTTAAATGGTGAAGCGAATTTAACATTTAACGGAACAACTTTATATGTAAATGGAGCGTTGGGTGTAGGTACATCAACACCTACTACAACAGGTTTAATAAGAGCAACAAATGACGTTATTGCTTATTTCGGTTCAGATAGTAGATTAAAAGAGAACGTAACACCAATATCTAATCCACTTGAGAAGATTCAACAAATCGGTGGTTATGAATATGATTGGATTCCAATGGAAGGTATTCACGAAAATGAAGGACATGACATCGGGGTAATCGCTCAGGAAATTGAATCAATATTACCTGAAATCGTAACAACAAGAGAGAATGGTTATAAAGCCGTTAAATACGATAGAATAGTTGCTTTATTAATTGAATGTGTAAAGGAACAACAAAAACAAATTGATGAATTAAAAAACAAATAATAAAAGAAAGGGACTCTAATTGAGTCCCTTTTTTATTTCAATTAACATGTTACCAGTTTGATACTTACCAGGTTCATAATGAGGAATAGAAAGTCTAAGCTTCTGAAGATTTATTATATCTTCTTCTGTAAAAGGATTTACTTCGCTTATCATTACATCTACAGTATCTGTCAAGGTAAATTTAGACCTTAAATCATAACGAGTATTCACTTGTTCCTTTTCGATATAATCATCTGGCATCGATAACGTTTTAATTTTATCAAAGAATGGTTCGAGTTCGTATAGTTTGTTAATATGTCTTGTTGTTAAACCCATAGTAAAAGTATTAAACTTAAACTCCTCATCTTCCCAATATCTAAGTTCATTGAAGGCATAAATTGGAATACCCCACTTTCTAACAAAATTTCTATTTGAATTAAGTTCAATTATCATTCGGTTATTTTTCATGTCATCACTAAATCTCGATGTCTGCGAAACAAAATGATAAGTAATTGCCGAATCACAAGTTTTTAATTGATACCCTTTTAGTTTCGCACGGATAATAAAATCATCGTCCTCACAAAAACATGGGAAGAAACTATAACCATCGAAGTACCCAACATCCTCAAACATTTTCTTATACCCACTCATAAAGAATACCGCACCTGGATGTAATGTGTTACCATTTTTTGATTTTTGTACATAAGTGTTGAAATTGTAATAATCAAAGTTGTGAAACCCTTCACCTAAATCTAATATAACCTTACCAGGTCTTTTGTGACCGGCAAAGATTGGTGGTTCGATTGTTGTGTAAGATAACAATAGATTAGGTTCTAATAGTCTTTCTATCGATTCTAAGAACCCTTCACCAATAACCATGTCATTGTGTATCAGAACTAATTTTTCTGTGTCTACAATCTTAATACCCGCGTTGTAGGTATCGGAGAAAGTTAACCTATCGTCATCATGAATATAAGAAAGGTATTCATCGTCCAACGACTCTAACCATTCTTTAGTACCGTCATATGAACCCCCACTACTTATAACAAATGGTGCTGTTGGATATAACTCCCTAACTCTTTTATAACAATTCTTAGTTAAGTCTAATTTATTATAGACCGCTAATACAAAACTAATATCCATCTTTTCTTATAATTTCAAATTTAGGACATGGTACAATAAATTTACCACCTCCGTTTAAATATTCTTTCTCTCTTTCAGTAAACTCAGAAATAAAGTGCCAAGGAAGTACTAACATATAATCTGGTTTCATTTTCCTTACATCATCTTCAGATAAAATTGGTATGTTGGTTCCAATAGTTTTATGCCCAAACTTATACGGACTACGTTCGGCAATAGCATCAATCAAAGTATTATCTAAACCAAAGTATTGTAGTAACGTATTCCCTTTGGTTGACGCACCATAACCACATATTGTTTTACCTTTTGATTTTTCTTCCTTAATAAAATCAACCGTTTGTTTTTTTAGGTCTTCAATACCTTGATAAAAATCCAACCATGTTTTTGTTGAATCTAAATTTTGAGTTTGTTCCCATTGACGGATAGATTCAATTCTAACATCACACACATCTCTGTAAGGTCTTGTTGCGAATTTAGTGATGTCAGAATCTTCTTTCTTAATGTAGACTCTGAAACTTCCACCATTAACATCGTTAAGTTGACAATCAACAATCTTTAAACCAGCCTCAATCATTAACCTCTCTAAAGAATTTAATGACCAATAGTATACGTGTTCATGACATATGTTATCGAACGCCAATTGTTTAATCATTAAGGGAGTGTAACTCATCTGAATAACAAATAATCCGTCATCATCTAACACCTCTTTAACATCATTTAAAAAATCAATCGGCTCATCTAAATCATAGAACATGGCGATACATGTTATTACCTTAGCTTTCTTTGATTTAAATTTAGAACGATTAAAACTTTCTAATGTAAAATAATCTTGAATAATGTCATCAGCAACTAATCTTGATTCAACGGCAAAAGAATCTTCAGCGGGGTCGATACCTAATTTATTAATGTGTTGACCAACATAACTTAATAGTGTTCCGTCGTTACAAGCAATGTCCAACCACAAATCATCTTTCTCTAATCTCTGAACCTTCTTAATGTTCTCTACAATGTCAAATAATTCTTTCTTCATTGTGGAATTCACACCACTACGATACCAGTACTTTCCAAACATTGAATGTATAGGTGTACACTTTTCTAATCTAGCAGCACCATACCTCTCATCAATTATTAAGGTTAAATCATGTTTACCAGCTCTTGCCTCTTCATCTTGTTTGATAAAATCGGAAACATATAATTCACCTAAACTAAATAATTTTTTCATATTAAATGTCATCTCGGATGAAACCTTTATTTTGTCCCCACTCCATAAATTTTTGTTGGACAGTTTCGTTTCTAATATCCTCAGTTTTTAAATCTCTTACGTTAGGTCTTATTAATTTTAAATCAAAGTCAGGTAATTGAACAACGTAGTAATCTAATTTCATTACCGATTTGGCAAACTCAGTATGTATGTTACCCACCATAATCGTTGGTAATGAATCAATAACATTATAAAGAGTTTTGAAATGACCCATAAAGAAATAATCCATTAAGAAATATTGTTCTAATGATGGTTTACCTGTCACATATATTGGCGTCAATCCAAAAATGACATCTTCCCTGATAAATCTTGAATAATAATCGGGTGTATAATTGTAGAAAGAATAATTATCAGGTCTTGTCATGATTAACATATCATATTCAACACCACTCTCCTTAATCATGTCCAATGAACTCTTTAAAAGAAACAAATGTTTGTTGTTATGATATTCTTTATCACCTGAAAAGTCATAATCATTTACATCATATATCTTAATCTTAGCGTTTGGTATGTGTTTTAAAATCATATCCTCTGTAACATCCTCGTCAATATGAATATCCAAAACCGTACTCGATTGAACTGATTTTTTCCAAGTTGAAAAATACACATCACAATCTAAATCATTTAAAAATCTCCAAGACTTGACAGCAATGTCAAATTCTCTATACATACCCGAAACAAGTACTGCTGTTTTCATACGTTTAATATAACAAAAAATAAATGAATTTTGAATTAACTTTTGAGTTTCTCTTTAATTAAAGATGTGGATATACTATCGGTATACGGGATATAGATTAATACATATCCATTATCATCTAACCATTGTTGAGTGAAGTTCATTTGTTTATAATAATCCTTCTTCGCCCAATCACTACCTATTACAATAAACTTAGGGTTAACATCGAGAATTGTGGGTTTAGAATCCTCACCTTCAGTATTAGGAATGACTCTATCAACATATCTACACGATAGGAGAACTTCTTTTCTTTCCTCATAACTAATAATTGGATACTCACCCTTATATCTGTAGATAAATTCATCAGTATTCAACGATACCGTTACATGATCACCAATTTCTTTACACTGACGAAGAAAATTTACATGACCTTTATGAAATAAATCAAACGTTCCCCCCGTGTACACTTTACGATTACTCATATCCATTTAATTACATCATTTATTATAGTCCAAACACTATTAACTGATTGATTAGCAACGTTTTGAACTTCGGTATGATTAGCATCTAAATCACCAATCATATTTGTTACTATTGACATTGAGAATATCCTCATCCCCATTTGTTTTGCCACAATGACTTCAGGTATGGTCGACATACCAACAGCATCAGAACCGATTAATTTTAGAAATCTATATTCTGCTGGTGTCTCATATGTTGGTCCTGATAATGCCGTTAAAATACCTTCCTTAATTCTAATTCGATTTTTATAACCACATAGTAAACCAACACCGATTAATTCTTTATCATAGACTGAAGACATGTTAACAAACCTTTCACCAAATTCCGGTTCATGTTTACCTATTAATGGATTACCATTCATTAAGTTTATATGGTCATTCACTAACATAATGTCACCAACTTTAAATGATTGATTTATACCACCAACTGCATTTGTAGTGAAAAGTGTTTTAACACCTAATATATTCATTATTCGAATAGGGAATATTACATCAGACATCGAATGACCTTCATAATAATGATTACGACCCTGCATTATAACAACGGGAACATTATCTATATGACCAAAAACTAAATTGCCTTTATGACCATCAACACCTGAATTAATAAAATTAGGTATGTCACTATATTTTAACGAAACCGTATCAGATAAGTTACTAACTAATTCACCCAAACCCGAGCCCAAAATAATACCTACAACTGGTGAGATTGATATTTTTTGTTTTATGTATTCACAGGTTTGTCTATATTTTTCCATCACTTACTTTTTCCAAAAACTATATATCCCATTATCTAATTCATAAAAGGGCCACACAAATCTATCTCTTTTGGGTTGGGTTTTTGCCCAAGACCACATATTAATCAACCCTTCTTTCAAGTTTGTTTTATGTTCAAATCCTAAAATATCAACAGACTTCTGCCAAGTTGGTATTGAATGTTTCACTTCATGTCTTTGTTCTTTAAAGATAACCTCACCTCCACCTATAACACTTCTCAATACTTCATTAGCCTCTAATATTGAATGTTCCTTAACCCCACCCAAATTGATAATTTGTTTAGACGATTCAGGTAACACACAAGCTCTCCATAAACATGGTAAACTATCATCAATATAACTAAAAGCTCTTGTCTGTGAACCATCACCAAAGATTGTCATAGGTTCACCATTCATATGTTGATACATCCAAATACCCAATACATTACGATACTTATCCCATATGTTTTGTTTAATACCATAAACATTATGTGGTCGAATGATACACCAATCTAATCCATGTTGTTCACCAGCAATCTGTATATCCATTTCACAACCATATTTGGCCACACCATACGGATCAATTGGTTTTGGAATTTGCTCTTCGTTAAAGATACCTCCATTACCATGACCATACACTGCTAAAGTTGATGTAAACACTAAACGCTTAACGTTATGTTTGATACATTGATTAATAACTCTCGCGGTTGCTACTAAGTTGTTCTCGTAGTTATATTGTCTTATAAATGGAGAAAGACCTTCAGCAGCGTAAGCTGCGAAATGAAACACGTAATCAAATTTGTTTACCTCAAAACAATTTTCAATTGGGTGAGATACCAAATTCATTTGCCAAAATTCAACCTTTGGGTTGACATTCTCTTTATATCCACCACTCAAATCATCCATACCTACAACGTGTACTTCAGGATGATTCTCAATTATATAATCTGCGAGTCTTGAACCCAATAGTCCAGCAACTCCTGTAATTAATATTTTCATATTGTACTATAAAAGTTATTTTGTTTCTCTTGTCTTGTGATTGTTTTATGATGTGAGATGAAATATGTTGGCTCGTCCATCGGTAAAAGGGAATACATCTTTGCCCCCACGATTCTTTCATGAACCTTACCAGACCAAGATAAATGTTTCTTATAAATCCTTCCTTGATAATCAGGGAAATTAACCCAACCCTTTTCATTAACTCTCCATCCCCATTTTTGAATATGGTCTTGTGTTAAACCATCGACAGTGTTAACTCTTGGTAAATAGTAGACATCAACTTCAGGATTCATTTCCACGATTTCAGATAATGATTTAATAAAATCTACACTAATTATTTCATCAGCATCCAATTGGAAAATGTAATCACCTGTACAGTAATCATTTAACTTATTTTTCCAATCGGCAAAATTGTTATCCCAATCAAGACCTTTCCATGTTTGAACATTAGGTAGTTTATTAAACGGTAATAAAAAGTCTAACACTTTTTGATTACCATTTTTATCATCGTAAAGAATTACTATCTCATCTTGGACTCCTTTGTTCTCCAATAGGAATGGTACTAATTTCTTTATCTCCTCTAGCTCGTTGCAAACTGTTATTGCAAAACTTATTTTCATATCTTTTTTTATTTTCTTCCAAAGTTAATTCTTCACATTTCCAACACCACTCTCTATCTGAAGTGTCCCACATATGTCTATCACATTTCATGCTCTATTATTTCCTATATCCATCCAATGATTAAGATAACGTATATTATCGTTACCACCGTTTATTCTTCTTGTTATTGTTCTTACTATATCTTCGTCAATACCTCTAGCAATTTCTTCTGACATCACTCTTGTTAACTCTTCTTCAGCATCTATCGTTTCTTGATTTAAATCAGGAGTCCATCTGGCTTGTAATCTTCTTACAATATCTTGAATACCTTCCGATTCAATTGTAGGTCCACGAAAAAATTTAAACTCCCTAACCATTTTGTCTTTGCCTTGCGAATAATTTAAAAACTCTACCATTATTATTGAAAGTCATGTTACCATCTGGACTTGGCACTAAACGAATAGTACATTCATTCGGACCTGTCGCAAATGACACCGGATCTTCATCATCAAACTGAAAACAAAATTCAACATCATTATTAAATGTTAATGGTCGACTTAACGTTAACAGTTGAGTAGGTTCCAATTGATAGAAACCGTACTGATTATCATTATTGAAGAATTTAAAATTCACTTTAACTAACTTTATTTAATTTAGGTAACACCACTTTATGTTCTTTTGGTTGATTTAAAAATGGATTTAAGTACTCGATAAATTTATCCTTCATTTTTTCTTTTGTAAAGTTTTCAGAATTAATTAATCGTAATTGTTCAGATTTTTCTGAGAATTTTTCATAGTCCTCCATTACCAATCTCATAACTTCAGCGGCCTCATTATAATTTGATGTAAACCATTTTGAACCTTTAATAATAAAGTTGTCTATAACACTCTCATGTACTTCCGTTAACTTACCACCAATCATAATTGCCTTGTCCATCGGTAAGAAGTCTTTATGTCCTGACCAGTTAGATGCTATGATTGGTTTACCCGTCATTGAGAACTCTAATAATGGTCTACCGAATCCTTCACCTTTTGTTATGGAAACCATTGATTTGATTTTTGGATGATTATATAACTGATTCATTTCACTATCAGTTAATTCACCAAATAAAAGATAAATGGACGGTGGATTTTCAACACCCTCAACAAGTTGTTCAATTCTTTTTCTAAAGATTTCTCTTTCTTTAATTGAGAAGGTTGCCGATGACGTTTTCAAAACTAATGCTGGTCGTACTTCCTTTCCTTTGAAACCCTCAACGAATAATTTAATTAACATACCAACATCTTTTCTATCCTGACCCAATTCACCTTTTAACCAATGACCAACAAATAGATAAGCGAAATCCTCTTTAATGTCTAAGTCAAATCCGTTGTATTGGTTATTGTAAATTGAAGTATCGACACCTTCAAATAACACTTCAATTGGTTTATTAATTCTATGTTGTTTAACTAATTTACCTGTGTTCTTTTCATTCTCATTGTATACTGTTTGTAA